GCGGGCGTCGGTCGAGCGGGTCACGAACGCCACGAGCTCGCGCTGCCGGCGGTAGCCGAGGTCGGAGTACCGCTCGGCGAGCGTCTCGACGGCCTCGTCCTCCAGGCCGGCGCGGAGCAGCCGCTCCCGGGGGAACACGGGCAGCGGCGGGGCGAACGGGTCGTGGCGGCGCGGGGCGGTCATGGCTGGCTCCTCGGAGGTCAGGGGGTGGGGGGAGCGTAGGCGCGGGCGTCCACGTCGGGCGACCACACTGTGGCGCGGCGGCGCCGGCCGGAGGGGTTGACGGCGGCGAGCCAGGCGTCGACCTCGTAGAGGCCGGTGCGCCCTGCGCTGGTCACCTGGTCGACGGAGCGGCGGGAGATGGTGACGCCCTGCCGGGTGATCGCGGTGACGAGGTTGGGGAGCTCCTGCCCAGCGCCGGAGGGGTCGGCCTCGGCGCGGCCGACGGCGAGGGTGAGCGCGCGGGCCGCCTGGACGCCTCCCTCGGGCGGGGGCCGGCCGTGGCGGTAGGCGACGACGGCGCCGGGGGGGCAGGTCGGCCAGCCGCGCCCGGAGCGGTCCTCCAGGTAGCGGCCCCGGGTCAGCCGGTAGGAGTCAGCGGCGAGCAGCTCGCCGCCGATGGAGACGGCGGTGACGGCGGTGACGGCGCCGTGCGGCAGGCGGAGGAGCTGCGGCTCGCCGCAGCAGCCGGCGTTGCGGACCTCGCCGGCCACGAGCTCGGGGGTGGGCAGCCCGCCCCGAAGGACCGCCGAGGCGGGCGGGGCGAGGAGCTCGACCTCCGACTCCTGCTCGCCTGCCCACCGGCGGCCGGAGAGGGCGTAGAGGATCTCCGTCGCCCACGCGCAGAGCGCAGCCCACGCCGCCTCCTGCCCCTCCTCCGGGTACCCCGGCAGGGCAGGGCGGAGGGGCGGGAGGTCGGCGGGAGCGATCCACGAGACGGCCACGGCTCAGGGGGTCGGCGCGTCCGCCGGGACGGTCACCCAGTCGTTCGCCGAGAGGTCCGGGATCGACGCCGAGCGCACCCACTGGTAGACGCGGCTGCTCTCCCAGGCCCAGTCGTTGAACGGGCCGTTGCCGAAGAGGGAGTTCTGCTTGCCCTTCCCCTCGAAGGCCGCCGCCATCGGGTCGGTGGAGATGCTGCGGGTGCCGCTCGGGCGGAGCCGCTCCCAGGGGAAGAGCCAGCGGATGTAGGGGAACTCCTCGTCCACCCCGTCGTCGTGGACGGCGCTGCTCCAGAGCTCCAGAGCGATCGGGTCGGCGTAGGAGCCGACCTCGGGGGCGGCGAAGCCGATCACGTCGTCGTCGTCGTCCAGGAGCACGTCGCCTCCGCCGAGGAGAGCCTCCAGCTCCGGGTCGGGGTAGCAGATCTCCAGCGAGTTGATCGTCAGGTCCTTGACGGAGGCCGGCGCCGAGTAGAACAGGCAGGCGCGGCCGGTGCCGTTGAGCCGCTCCTTCTCCTCGGCGTCGCGGTACTCGACGGTGAAGTCGAGCTTCACCAGGTTGTCGGTGGCGTAGGCGCCCTGCGGCCCGGGGACCGGGGCGCCGCTGCCGAGCTTCACGACGCGCATCCCTGTGGCGAACACGCTGCCCGTCTTCTTGCGGGTGGTCATCTCTCTGGCTCTCCTCGGTCAGGTCAGGGTGATCGGGCAGGCGAAGTGGGCAGCGGAGTCGAACGTCGCCGCGACCCGGCGCCAGGCTCGGCGGAGGATGCGGTTGGTCTCCGTGTCGATGATCTGCGCGTCCTCGGCGTCGTCCTGGATGGGCGAGCGCCGCACGACGACGGGGCCGGTCGCGTAGACCCAGGCGACCCCGGCCTCCGGGGCATCCTCTCCGTCGGGAGCCTGGTTCGGGTAGCCGGCGTCGGCGACGATCATGTTGCCGATGTTCGTCGTGAGCAGGTCGCCCGTCTTCACCAGCTCGGGCAGGTAGGGGCGGGCGAGGCGGGGGACGTGGAGGAACGCCTGCCCCCCGGTGAGCGCCTCGCCGGCCGCCTGCTCCAGCAGCCCGAGGCCGCGCTTCGGGGAGACGGGCTCGGCGGAGACGACCTCGGGCGCCTTGCCCAGGTAGAGGTTGCCGGCCATGTCGCCGTCGGGGGCCTCGGCGGCGTCCAGCTTGGCGAGCTCGCCGGTCCAGAGCTCGCGGGCGATGGCGAAGGACTCGACGGCGGCGACGGCGCGGCGGAGCCGGCCGGTGACCTCTGCGCGGTCGTACTGCCAGAGCCGGTCGCAGGGGTCCTCCACGAGGAGCTCCCAGGGCATGTAGCCCACCGTGGGAACGGCCTCGCGGGTGTGGTCGAGCTCCTGCGCGGAGCAGCCGGAGGCGGCCCGGTAGGAGCCGGGCGTCTCCGGGGCGTAGGTCAGGCCGCGCTCCCACCCTGCCTCGCCGTCCAGGTTGGTGATGGCGGCGCGGACGAGGGAGTGCCCGGGCTCCCGGAGCTGGGGGGAGGCGACGACGGTTCGGGTACGGGTCACAGGGAGAGCTCCTCGCTGTCAGGGACGGGTGCCTGCCCCCTCCCGGCCGGGATCGAGCCGGCCGGGAGGGGGGGCAGCTCAGCCAGCGAGGACGGCGGCCACGTCGGTCGTGCCGGAGACCGAGCCGAGGGTGCCGGTGTCGGCGACCCAGCGGATGGCCTGGACGCCCCGGTGCGCGACGCCCTCGAAGCTCTCCGAGAAGAGCTTGTACCGGTTGACCTGGTTGAGCGTGGAGTCGCGGACGACGCCGAGGTCCATCGTGCCGCCGTCCAGGTGGAGCATCTCGCCCTCCACCCAGAGCAGGGACTCGACCTGCGCGGGGAAGTCCGGGATGGCGGCGTTGTCGGCGAGCGCCCCGTAGAACTGGTTGCTCATCGCGACCTCGCCTGCGCCGGCCACCGTCGCCGGGCGCCCGTCCAGGTGCCAGGTGATGTTGACGTTGCGGGCGGCGAACCACGCGTTGATCGTGGCGTCGGCGACGGAGAGCGCCTCCAGCTCGCCGGCCATGCCCCGGGTCAGGTCGGCCCGGAGGGCGTCGCGGAGCCAGCGCGGGCAGGTCTGCCGGAGCGCCACCGAGTCCTCCAGGCGGAAGAAGTTGCGGTAGGCGGCCTGGAGGCGGTCGAGCCCGACGAGCAGGTCCCGGGTGGTGCCGAGGAGCTGCCCGGAGGTGACCGTGGTGGAGAGCGCGGCGATCTGCGCCATGAGCCGGTTCTCCGCGAACCGGGCGTGCGCGATCTGCGCCGCCTCGATGTTGGCGGCGGTGCTCTCCGGGTCGAACCGGGCGGTGACGTTGGAGAACGTCAGGCAGAACGTCAGCGCCTCCACGAACGCCTCGGCGTCGTCGGGGCACTCCACGTCCAGGCAGGGCTTGGTGACCTGCTGAGCGGTGCCGACGGCCTCGTCGTTGGCCATCGTCCAGACGCTCGTGGCTCCGGCGAAGTCGGCGAAGCTCAGGTGCTCGCGCCAGCGCAGCCCGCCCTTGTCGGCCCCGAAGCGGGTCAGGGCGTCGCGGACGGGGCGGGCGCTGGAGCCGATCACCGGCACGTCGTACTCGGTGTTGATCGGCGCGCAGAGGGCGGCGGCGACGAGCGCCCCGCCGGCCCGAGCCTGCTCGGCGGAGGCGACGAGCACCTCGGGAGCGGTGGCCTCGCGGATGCGGCGGGTGTTCGTCGCCAGGTCGCGCCCGAGGGTGCGCTCCTCCGGGAAGTCCAGGTTGACGGTGGCGACGGGCACGTTCTCGCCGTCGCCGCCGGTCACCCGGCGCAGGGAGCGCAGCTTCGACAGGATCGCGTCGCCGAGGGTCTCCCGGCTCGCGATGGCGGTGCCGCCCTGGATGCCGGCGCCCTCCAGGCCGGCGGAGGCGACGAGCGCGCCCCGGACGACGGGGACGGCGGGCGCCTGCGCGGGCTGCGCTCCGGCGGCGGTGACGCTCGCGCGGCCGGCAGCGCCGGAGCCCGGGCGGGGCAGGGCGGTGGTCTGCCGGCGCGGCTGCGCCCCCGAGGCGGCGACGGCCTCGGGCTGCGGCTCCTCGGCGGCGGGGGTCTCCTCCTCCGCCGGGGTCTCCTCCTCGGCGGCGGCCGGCGGCTGGAGGCGGGCGAGCGCCTGCGCGGCCTGCTCCCGAGCCTGCTCGTCGGCGGCGGCGATCTCGGTGATGCGGCCCTCGGCGACCTCGCGGGCGTCGGCCAGGAGGTTGATGCGCGCCAGCACCCCGGCGTCGATGGGGTCCTCCGAGGCGGCGATGGCCTGCCCCTCGGCGATGGCGGCGTCGATGACGGCCTGGAGCGCGTCGGGCTCCAGCTCGCCGAGCGCGGCGGCGATCCCCGCGCGGTCGAGCGGCTGGGCGCCCTCCGCCACGTCGAGGAACGCGAGCGGGTTCTCCCCGTCGGCGACGAGCGCGAGCAGCTCGCCCGAGGAGTCGAACAGCGCGCGGGCGGTGGTCGGCAGCTTGCGGTACACGGGTGCCCCCTTCATGGGGTCGGCAGACGGTCAGGTCATCGTCTGAGCCGCCCCTGCGGCCCACGGCCTGCGGGGCGCGACCCGGGCTCTACGAGCTCGGGGCCGCTGCTCTACGTCTCGAACCGTAGAACAGCGGCCCCGGGCCGCGTGCAGAGTTGCGGCGAGCTCAGCCGGCGGGCGGCCTCCGCACTCCGTCCAGGAGGGCGACGAGGCCCCGGGCGGCGTCGGGGAGCTCCCGCTCGACGCTCTTGAGCCAGGCGCTCCCGGCGGAGGTCTCCGCCTTCGGGTGGGTCCAGCCAGCGCCGATGAAGAGGGAGCACTCCCAGCCCGGCGCCCACTCGTCTCCTGCCCGGTAGGCGAGGCTGTGCCACTGGAGCTCGAAGAAGCGGGAGTCGTCCTCCTGGCAGAAGGCGACGAGGGCGGCGAGCGGGTCGGCGCGGAGCTCCTCGGCGAGCGCGGTCAGCTTGGCCGCCGTGGCGTCGAGCTGCCGGGCGGTCAGCCGGCCGGGCCCGGTCATGCTCGAGTCCGGGCGCGGCGGTCGGCGGGCTCGCCGGAGTGCTCGCCGGAGAAGTCCTCCGGGTCGGCGTGGCTCCAGCCGTCGCGGGAGGCGATGGAGCCGACGAGGCGGGCGCCGCAGGTGCGGCAGATGGGGCCGGCCCAGTGCTTCGCCTCCGCCCATGCGCGGAGGGCGGCGAGGTCGCGGCGGTTCTCCGGGTCGTCCTCGGTGAGCAGCTCGGCGCGGACGGCCTCGCGGAGGTCGTCCTGCCGGAGCGGCCGGCCGGAGGCGAGCGCGGCGAAGGCGAGCCCGGTGCCGGCGGGCGCCTGCCACCAGGAGGCGACGGCGGCGGCTGCGGCGTCGGAGATGGGCTCGCCGCGCTCCTGCCAGCGGGCGAGCTCGGGGGCGGCCTCCTCGCTGGTCAGGTGCGGGCCGGGGGCGCGCACGAACTCGTTGAGCCAGCTCATCGGATTCCTCCAGGGGTGAGGGGGTTGCTCGGCGCGCAGGCGCTCGCCGGGATCGGGTCGTCGTGCTCGGCGCAGTAGTCGGAGCCGTCGCCGGCCCGCTTCGGGCAGAGGAGGCAGGCGCGGCGGGTGAGGGCGCGGTGGAGGCGCTCGGCGGCGGCGTCGCCCATGCGCCGGGGGTCCAGGTCGGAGGAGGAGCGGGCGAGGAGGGTGGCGCGGCGCTCCGCCTCGGCGAGCATGGGGCGGGAGAGCCCGAGCTCGACGGAGCGGACGAAGGCGGCGGAGCGGGCGAGCTCGACCCGGCAGCGCCGGGCGTGGGTGGCGAGGCCGGAGCGGCTCGCGCAGAGCCGGCCGCAGGAGCAGGTGCGCTCCGAGGCGGGGCGGGGCATGGGTGGCTCCTCGGGGGTCGGGGGGTGGCACCCCCGCTGCCCCCCGGCCGGAGCGCGGGGGGCGGGGGGAGCTGGGGTCAGCGCCGGCCGTAGCGGCGGCGGAGCTTGCCCAGCCGGCGGAGCTCGGTGACAGAGAGGCCGTAGGGGGCACGGTCCTCCAGGCGGGCGAGCTGGGAGAGCTCGGCGCGGCGGGCTCGGGCGATGAGGGCGTCGTAGCTGGGCTCGTACATGGCTGGCTCCTGGGAACGGGGTGGGCGGGCGGTCAGCGGGCGCGGCGGCGAAGCTCGGCGCCGGCCGCGCGATGGAGGAGGCGCGCCTCCTGGCTGCCGGTGAGGGTGACCCCGTTGGAGGCGATGGCGGCGGCCTCCCAGGCGCGGAGCTGCTCGGTCGAGGCGGCGCGGGCGCGGCGCTCGCAGGCGGCGCGGAGGGGGGCGGTCGCGGCGTCGGCGGCGGCGGCCTTCGCGGCGAGGCGGGTGGCGGTCATGGCTGGCTCCCTGCGGCTGGGGGAGGGCTGCTCCCTCCCTGCCCCCCTATTATGCGGGGCCCTATTCCCCCGTGGGAAGGAGGCGCGCCGACCTTTCCGTGCGCGCCTCCCTCCTCCGGGGGTCAGCCCGCGCGGACCAGGTGCCAGCCCTGCGCGGAGAGCTGCTCCAGGAGAGCCCCGGGCTCCAGCTCCGCCGGCAGCTCAGCGATGGCCACTTCGGTCATCGCCTCGGCGAGGGCGTTCTCCTGCGCCCCGTCGTCCGGGTGGGCGCCGAGCTGGGAGCGGAGGCTCTGGACGGCCTGGGTGAGCTGCGCCATCAGCTCCTCGTCGGTGCTCGGGCAGGCGGCGAGCTCCTTGTCCTCATGCCCGAGGGCGAGGCAGGCGAGCTCCCGGGCGCGGCCGGAGATGAGCTGCGCCATCAGATCGTCCACTCAGGGGTCAGGAGGTCGCCGCCGAGCGGCCGGGAGAGCCGGGGCGGGTCGATGCGCTCGCCGGAGCCGGAGCAGCTCGGGCAGCCGGTGCCGCCGCAGCTCGGGCAGGGGTAGCGGTGCTCCTCCTCCTCGCCCTCCTCGGGGGAGGGCTCGGCGGCCTCGGTGTCGAGCTCGACGGGCTGCTCGGTGACGTGGGCGGCGTAGCCGACGTGCCGGGTCAGGTAGGAGAGCAGGTCCGAGTGCTGCTCCATCGGGCCGTGGGCGTAGGCGAGCTCGCTCGCGTCGTACTCCTGCCGGGCCGCAGCCAGGAGGGCGGCGTCGGCGCCCTCGCGGCTAGTGTGCAGGCTCAGGTGGAGCGGCCCGGTCGGGTGCCAGTCGCGGGGGTTGAGCTCCTCCCGCTGCTCGGCGGTCCAGTAGCCGCCGGCCGTCGGGTGCGAGAGCCAGGCGAGGAAGAGGGTCGGCTCCATCCCGCTCAGTCCTCGTGCCCGGAGGAGGCGGCGAAGGCCCGCTCCTGCTCCGCCTCGACGGCGTTGCGGAGCAGCGCCTCGATGCGGCCGGCGGCGAAGCGGAGCGGCGCCTCGTCGCTCGGCAGGGCGACGGCGAGGGCGGCGGCGCAGAGGCTCCGCGCCTGCTCCTCCAGGGCGTAGCCCCGGTAGGCCGCGAGGGAGCGGGCGCAGCGGTCGGCCAGGTGGGCGACGCAGGCGGCTCGCTGGTAGAGCTGGTGCGAGCTCGCGGAGGGCAGCCGGCGGGCGGCGGCCTGCTCGGTGATGCGGGCGGCGAGGCGCTGCGCCCGCTCCTGGCTGCGCTGCGCGAGCGCCTCCAGCTCGCGCACGAGGCGGAGCTGCGTGGTCTCGAAGGCGAGCTCGGAGAGGTTCTCCGCCTCGCGCTCAGCGCGCAGAGCGTCGTGCTCTGCGCTGTCGATCTCGGTCATGGTGGCCTCTCGGGGCGTGGGGGAAGTTGCCCCCCCATTATGCGGGGCCCTATCCCGAGAGGGCAAGCAGGCGGGGCGCTCGGTTCCGAGCAGTCGCCGAGCGCCCCGCCGAGCTCAGCCGCGCGGCCGGGTCAGCCGGTCCAGCAGCGGCCGGGCCGCCGAGGCGATCAGCGGCGCCATCAGCCGGTTGACGGTGGCCTCCACCAGGTCCGGGTCGACGCCCCCTGCGCGGGCCCGGTCCTGCCGGCGCTGCATCAGCGAGGCGCCGGCAGCGACGAGGCTCTGCGGGGCGCCCCCGGCGACGCGGGCCCGCTCGCGGGGCACCGGGAAGCCGGGCACGTTGACGCAGAGCGCGGCGACGAGGCGGAGCGGGCCGCCCCGGGCGTCGCGGCGCCAGTCGCCGGAAAGCGCATGTGCGCGGAGCTGCCGCACCTGGAGCTCGGTCGCCTCCGGGCGGACGGCGCCGGAGAGCCAGATGCCGTGCCGGCCGTCGGTGGCGCGCACGTCGGCGGTGGCCGCCCCGGCGTCGTCATAGTGCTGGATGGCGGGCGCCACCCCGAGGTTGATGTTCGCGTGGCCGCCGCCGAGGGTGATGTGCCCGACGGCGACCTCCTCGCCCTCGGAGGTCAGCACGGCCCCGGAGTGGAACAGGCCGTAGCCCTCGGGCCCTCCCCGGGGCGCGGTGACGCAGGCGTCGCCGACCCCGGTGTGGCAGGCGTCCCAGGGGGCGAGGTGCCCGAAGCACTCCCCGGACTCGAGGACGGTCCAGGGGGTCAGCTCGTCAGGCTCGGGGCGCTCGAACCATGCGCGGGGCGGCGCGTCAGGCCCTCCGGCGGCGACGAGGTTGCGGCCGGCCTCGCAGGGCACGCAGCCGGCGTCCCCGGTGACGCGGAGGGTGCCGGGCTGCCCTGCTGCGGCGACGGCGGGCGGCTCGACCTCCTCCGCCTGCTCGTCGCCGAGCACGATGTAGGAGCCGGGGAACGCCTGGAACGGGCAGATGGTGGCCTGGGCGATGGCGCTCTGGGTGTAGCGGATGAGCACCTTCTCCGGGTAGCCCTCCTCGTCCTCCTCCTCGACCACCATCTCGCCCTCCGCCTCGCCGAGGTCGGCGGAGATGCCGCGCAGCACGCCGTCGCGGACGTAGCGGACGGTGGAGGCGGTGTCCTCGGTGTCGGAGATGAGCCAGCCGGTCGCGCGCCATGCCCACACGTCGGGGCCGTAGGGCTGCCCGGTCTCGGGGTTGGTGACGGCGCTCGCGTCGTACCGCTCCAGGGTGTCGATGCGGCCGGCGACGATGGCGGCGTCGTGGCCGTCGAAGCCGCCGTCGGGGTTGCGCCGCATCGCCATCAACGTCTGCGGGAGGGCGCGGCGGCCGACGGAGCCGGGCACCCAGAAGCGGTCGTCGGAGGTGCGGTAGCCCTCCAGCATGACGACGGGGATGGTGAACGGCACGCCCCCCTCGGGCGGGGGGAGCTGCTCATCGACGGGGGTGCGGTCGGCCGGCGCGGGATTGCCCGGCGCCTCCGGGGTGCCGCCGCCGGGCGCTCCCTCCTCGGGCGGGGTCTCCTCCTCGGGGGGCGCCTCCGGGTCCTGGACGGGCGCGGTGGCGACCAGGGCGAGGAGCTCGCCGGAGGAGCTCCAGCGGGCGAGGGCGGAGGAGCGCGGCCGGCGCAGACGCACGAGGGCGAGAGCGCCGGAGCGCAGCCGGCGGAGGCGGGGCAGGGTGGAGAGGCGCATCGGGTGCTCCTATCGGGTGTCGGTCGTGCGGCGGAAGGTGGTCGTGCCGCCGCCCGAGCTGCGCTCGGTGACGACCCCGGGCTGGTCCTTGAAGCCGTCGACGGTGGCCTGCCGGGTGGGCAGGTCGCGGCCGGGGTTCTGCTCCCGGTAGCTCGCCTCGATGATCTGCTGGAGCTCGTCGCGGGCGTTGCCCCCGTCGGCGTAGATCACGGCGGCGTCGCAGTGGCAGCCGGCGTGGTCGCCGGGCGCGAAGGAGTCGCCGATCCACTCGTAGCCGGGGAAGGCGGCGGTCCGCAGGGCGGGGTCATCGAAGCCGGAGAACACCAGGCCGTCGAGCTGGGCGTGCGGGGTGAACGTCCGGGAGGAGATGCCGTAGACCCACTCGTACTCGACGGGCTGGACCCCGGAGTCGCGGAGGAAGCCGCCGAGCAGCTCCCCCGAGGTGAGGGCGGAGAGGGGGCCGGTCAGCGTCTCCGCGCCGCCGAGCCCTCCGGCAAGGGCGAGCGCCTGCCGGATCAGCCCGTCGGGCACCAGGCCGTCGGGCAGCTCTCCCACGTCAGGCAGGGAGGGGTCGGGCTGGTAGAGCCGCTCGGCTGCCAGGTCGGTGAGCGACTGCTCCAGCGCCGGCCACGACGCCTCGATGGACTCGGCGAAGGCGTCGCGGAGCTCGGCGACCATGCGGACGACGGTGGGGTGGTCGCGGGGCAGGCCGGAGAGCCGGGCCGCCGTGTCGATGGCCTCCTCCGCTGCGCCCGAGCTCCAGTCGACGTACTGGGTGCGGAGGCGGGCGAAGGCGTCGGCGAGGAGCTCCGCCTCGTCGGAGCCGAGGGCGGCGACCATGCCGCGCCCGAGGGCGGAGGCGAGCAGGTGCGCGGGCTGCCCGGCGGCGAGCTCGGCGGCCTGCGGGTTGCTGCGGGCGGCGCTGCGGAGGCGGTTGCCGGCGCGCTCCAGGGCGCGGGCGAGGGCGGAGTCGGCGGCGACGGCGAGGCGCTCGCGGAGCCGGCGGTCGATCTCCGTGAGCCGGCGGGAGAGGCGGCGCTGTTCGTCGCTCGGGGGGGCGGCGGCGACGAGGGCGAGACGCTCGGAGGCGACGACGACGGGGGCCCCGGTGAGGCGGGCGAGGGCGGAGGCGACCTGCGCTGCCGGCTCCTCGGGCTCCTCGGCGGGCGGCTCCTCGGCGGGCGGGGCGGCCGGGGGGAGCGCCGGCTGCGCGGCCTGCTCCAGCTCCTCCGCCGGCTTGACGGTGACGGGCACCATCCCGGTGTGCTCGATGGTGAGCCCGAGCGCAGCCGAGACGGCGGCCGGCTCGAAGCCGGCGCGGAGCAGGGTGCCGGCGATGTTGGAGACCTGCTCCAGCACGTCGGGGAGCATCCCGGTCGAGCCGACGGGCTGCGCCCCGGAGACGAGCTCCTCGGGCGGGGCGTCGGAGGAGTCGAAGCCGAGCGCCTCCAGGTAGGCGGCGTCGGAGATGGCCTTGCGGTCGTGGGCGTCGTTGGCGGCCTGCCGGCGGTCGGGCGGGGTGATGAGCGAGGCCGGGTCGTACCAGATGACGAGGCGGTCGATGAGCTCGGCGTCCCAGCGGTTGAGCAGCGCCAGCCGGTGCCGCAGGTAGCCGATCGTGGTCGCCTCGCAGCCGGCGATGGTGACGGGCTCCTGGTGGTTCTTGAAGGTGTCGGCGCTGATCTGCCAGACGTTCCAGTGGTTCACGTCGGCGTACCCGGTGATGACCTCGGGGGGCACGTCGAGGCCGATGCCGAGGCGGGTGAGGAGCCGCGCCTCCAGCTCGGCGAGCTTCGGGTCGAGCGCCCGCTCGATGGTCAGGTGCCGGATGCGGTCGAGGTACTGGTGCGGGCCGCGCAGCACCATCGGGACGACGGAGGCTGCGCTGCCGTCCTGGGAGAGGGGGGTAACGAGCTGGGTGGTGAAGTCCCGCTGGAAGGCGTCGTCGGTGAGCTCCTCGTTGTCCTCGTCGTCTCCGAACTCGATCTCCTCGGGGAGGATGAACACGCCGTTGCCGGCGGCGCGAGAGCGCAGCACCGCGTCGGTGGCGCGCTCGACCAGGAGCAGGCGCTCGCAGGTGCCGGCGAGCGTCCGCATCGGGGAGTCGGGCTCGGCGGAGAACTCGGGGTCGGCGCTCCAGAGCCGGATCACCGTCGTCGTCGCCGGGTCCAGATCGACCTTCTCGGCGTCGCGGCCCTCCCCGGTGACCAGCCGGTAGTAGCCCTTCGGGGCGTCGTCGCCGGCCAGGGGGTGCTTGCCGTCCTGCGGCTGGACCTCGGAGATGGAGTGGACCGCCCACGTCTCCCGGTCCTCCTCGGGGAAGTACCGGCCGACGAGCCAGCACTCCCCGGGGCCCTCGAACGCCTGGACGATGGGCGCGAGGATGGAGGAGCCGCCGCCGCTCGGGGCGTTCCCCGTCAGCCGGTAGAGCGCCTCCTGCGCCGCCTCGATGAGGTCGGCCGGCAGGGCGTCGGGGCCGGCGATCTCCGCGTAGGCGTCGTTGAGCTCGAGTACCTCGTCGGCTCCTCGGGGGCGGTCGCCGACGAACAGGCGGATGTGCCGGGAGTTGTTGCCGAGGAACCGGAGGGCGTAGCCGACCTCGGGGAGGGCGCGGCGGTACTCGAAGGAGGCCTTCTGCCAGCCGCGCGAGCGGGAGCCCTTCGCCAGCTTCTTCGCCTCCAGCGGGGCGACGACGGCGGCGGCGCCGATGAGGGCGCCCCTCCCCCGGGCGGAGGCGTCAGCGACGGCGGAGTCGGCGGCAGGGCGCCCCATGAGGCGGTCGAGCAGTCCCACGGGTCACTCCCAGGAGGCGAGGAGGCCGGCGGCTGCCGACCAGGCGAGGATGGCGCCGGCCACGAGGGCGGCTGCCGGAGCGAGCGCGACGAGCAGGGCCCAGCCGGCGGCGACCCAGACGGAGACGCACCAGGGGCAGGTGGCGAGGTAGCCGAGCTGGGGGTGGGCGCGGCGCTCGGCGGTGCCCTCCGCCCATCGGACGATCCGAGCGCGAGGGGCGGCGAGGAGCTCGTCGGCCACGAGGAGGCGGGTCAGCCGGGAGACGGCGAGAGCTCCGAGCAGCAGGAGAACGGGGTCGCGGAAGTGATCGAGAGTCGGCCCCACGCTCGGCGACGCTACCGGGGGGAGGCCGGCGCCCGTCGGCAGTTGCGGCTCAGCGGGCGTCCTGCTCCGCCTCCTCGTCGGCGGCGAGATCCTCGGGGGTGACGATGAGGGGGGAGAGCTCGGGCGCGTCCGGGGGGTCGGCGAACACGCCGCCTGCCGAGCGGAAGGCGGCGAGCAGCCGGTACACGTAGTCGGCGAGCTGCCGCTCGTAGGCGTCGCGGAGCCGGTCGCGGCGGCGCTGGTCGTTGCGGTCGCGGTTGAGCCACTGCACCTCGCCGCGCACCTCGGCGAGCTGCCGGGAGAGGTCGGCGACGCGGCCCTGCTCCTCCTCGATGGCGATGCGGCGGCGCTCGGCGCGCAGCGCGGCCTCCCGCTTGAGCCGGTTGAGCTCGCGGTCGGTCCATGCCCTCCAGAGCTTCGTCATCGGGCCCTGGAGGGCGAGCAGCTTCTCCGCAGCCCAGACGACGGCGGCGATGATGACGAGGGCGGCGAGGAGGAACGGGGAGCCCTTGACGGCCTCCAGCAGCTCAGGAGGCACGGCGCTGCTCCCGCTCCAGGTCGCCGGGCAGGGCGTTGGGGTCCACGAGGGGCCCGAGGCGCTGCCGCAGCCAGGCGACGACGGTGCCGGCGGCGAGGATGACGTGGAGCAGGGCGCCGCCGACGAGCCCGAGGCCGGTGCGGTAGTCGGGCCCGAGGTCTCCGGTGAGGGCGAGCTGCCCCATCAGCATGAGGGGCAGCCCGAAGCAGAAGCGGGCGGCGAGGCCGACGCGCTCGGTCCAGACGAGCCAGGCGCCGGCCGCGCCGACGAGCACGCCGAGCCAGGCGAGCGGGGTGAAGCGGATGCCGGCGCCGCCGAGGAGGCTCGCGCCGAGCCCTCCGTAGAGGGCGAAGAGCCCGAGGTGGGCAACGATGACGGGGCCGATGTGCCGCAGGGCGAGCCCGACGACGCCGAGGACGGCGAGGCCGTAGAAGAGCCAGCCCCAGACCTGGAGGGAGGCGGCGGCGACGACCTCGGCGAGCGCGGTGCTCGGGTCGTCCCGGGCGGTCAGGTAGTCGGTGCCCCGGTTCGCGGCGTTGAAGAACACGACGAGCTGGGAGGCGAGGAGGGCAGGGTTCGCCGCCTCGGCTCGCCAGAAGCCGTAACGCAGTCGTCCCCCGTCCACTCAACAGACGGTAGCGGGCTGGCTGCGGAGTGGCGCCCCGCCGGGCTGGGCAGGGGTCTACAAGCCTGGGGGGCGCTGGGTGGCACCTTCGAACATCTGCGCCTCCTCCAGGTAGGGGGCGGCGAGGTCCGGGCGGCCGGCGTTGAGGTACGCCTGCGCCTCTCGGCGCAGGTCGCGGCCGGCCTCGAACAGCGCGTCGTTCGTGCGGAGCGCCTCCTCGTGCCGGGCGACCGCCCGGCGGCGAGCGAGGAGCCCGAGGGCGGAGGAGCCGCCTCCCAGGCTGCTCACGCCGACGCCTTGCGAAACGGTGACCACGGCTGCCATCCCTTCAGGGGCGAGCCGCAGCCGCACCCTCTCTGCTTGTTGACGTGGACCTCGGAGCCGTCGGCGAGCCGCAGGTGCGCGGCCCTGCTCGGCGGGGCGTTGAGGGCAGGCACCGCCGACTCCCCGGGGTCGTACTCGGCGTCGAGGATGAGCTCCCGGTCGCCGATCCAGGCGTAGACCCGGGCTCGGGTGACGACAACGCGCGCTGAGCGGAGATGCTGCCCGGGGAGGGCGACCTCCGCCGGGAACACGTCACGGATCACAACGGGGTCGGCCTCGGCTGGCATGGTTGGCTCCACGGGGGGTGAGGCTACCGAGAGAAGCTGGTAGCTGGCTGCGCTCGCGCTGCCGCCTCGATGCGCGGCTCCGGGAGAACCTCCCAGACGTGGACGGAGCAGCCCTGCCCCTTCCAGTGGGCGACGAAACGCTCCAGGCCGGCGCGGCTCTTCGCGGAGGCGCGGCCCATGAGCGGCGCCCCGGTGAACTGCCCGAGGAAGGCGCCGGCCCTCCAGGGGCGAGGGCCGGCGGTCACAGGTCGCCGGGCCGGGGCAGGTGCGGGCGCTGCGCGCGGAGCTGCTGCGTCGGCGCGTCCTGGGACTCGAGCGCAGAGGGCGGCGGCGCTGCGGCGCCGATAGGCCCGGTCGCCGGCTCCTCGGACTCCAGGTGCATCGCCTGCGGGTAGGCGCTCGGCGGGAGCGCCGGCTCGGCAGCGTGCGGGGAGGGCTGCGGCCGGGCCGGCGGCGGGGGCGGGGCGGGCTGCTGCTGGGGGCCGCTGTAGGCGCCCCCGCCTCGGCGCATGGCGTCGATGCGGTAGTGGGCGCGGAGCCCGAGGACGACGCCCCAGATGGCGAGGAGGACGGCGGAGGCGGCGAGTACGAAGTTGAGGAAGATCACGAGGCGGTCCAGGGGGTCCATCAGGCCGGGCGCTCCAGGTCCATGTGCAGAGCAGGCTCCGGCAGGTCAACGAACGGGCGGTGGAGGAGCCCGAGCTCCTCGCCGCGCGCCTTGCGAGCGAGGCGGCGGTCAGCGAGCGCCTTCGCGGCGTCGGCCTTGACGGAGAGCTCCAGCTCGACGGCTGCGGCGTGCGCCTGGAGGGCGAAGGCGCGCAGCTCGTCGGGGTCCTGGCAGTCGAGGACGACGGCCCCGGAGGGCGCGGTCAGCAGCAGCCGGCCGGGAGAGAGGGTGGCCTCCAGCTCGCCGAGGCGGCGACGCTTCGGCCAGGTCAGCATGTAGGCCACGGCCCTCATCCTCCTCGGACGGCGCCCGGCCGGCGCGCGAGTTGCGGCCGGCCGGGCTGGAGCTGCTCAGTCGATGGTGCGGAGCCCCCAGGTGGCGAGGGAGCGCAGCAGCGCATCGTGGTGCCCGGGGTTGTCGTCGGCGTTGAGCTCGGCGACGAAGGCCGGGAGCCAGCGGCGCGGCAGCGGTCGGCCGGCCTCGACGTAGAGGCGGGCGAAGCCGGTGTTGGGCTGGTGCAGGCCGTGGGGGGCGTCGGGGCCGGAGAGCTCGCCCCAGCCCTCCAGGGCGCAGGCGCCGCAGTTGTCGCGGACGAGCTGCTCCTCCTCGGCGTCGCGCCAGGCGCCGTAGTGCGAGGAGGTCCCCGGGCCGTGGCCGTGGTTGAAGTTCTGCCCAGCCATGCGGCGGTGCTGCGCGGCCTCGGCGAGGCTCCAGGGCTCGGCGGGCTCGCGCTCGATGGCCCAGCCCTCGTAGCGGGCTGCCCAGTCGCAGGACATGGGCTGGTGCCCGAGCAGCCAGCCGAAGGCGACGGAGGCGGAGGGGAGCAGCTCGGAGGCGGGCTCGCCGTCGCGGGTGACGCGGCAGGCTCCGGGCTGTTTCGGCGCGAGCGCGGCGAAACAGC